ATATCTTGGTGGGACGAATATTTCAAGGAACGCGGATGGTTCATTACGAATAGCTAATGAAGGATCTAACACTCTTGCAACTATTCAAGTTTCTGCAGTCAATACAACTACTCCTTCAAATTTTGGAAATGTAACAATATCTAATTTGGTTCTTTCAAGTGTGTTAAAAACAAGTTATGGTGGAACCGGATTGACATCGTTCACTGCAAAAGGTGTATTATATGCATCAAATACATCATCTTTAGCTTTTGCAACTGGCGCACAAGGAAAAGTATTTCAAGCGGGAAGCGGTGGTGTTCCCGTTTTTGATGATTTAGATGGGGGATCTTTTTAGTTATGAGTAAGGAAATTGAAACGTTAAACATTTATATGGAACAGCAGTTAGAAAGAATTAGAGATTTAAATCAAACTATAATGATACTTGAAACTAAGAATAGAGTATTAGAACAAGAACTTGAAATATTCAGAGCTGAAAAGAAACAAAAAGATGAATCACAGTTCAAAAGATCTAGTTTTAAATCTTCATTAAAACAAGTTGAAAATCGAGTTGACGAAATAAAAGATGAAAAGCCAAAAGAAACTATCACCGTTTCTGGGTTTTCTCTCAAGGATAAATTATAAATAGCAAATAAAATATTTCAAGGAGTATCACTATGGCCTCTGTAATTAAAATTAAACGCAGTTCGACAGCTTCTCAGGTACCAGGATCTTTAGCTGCTGGTGAATTGGCCATCAACTTAACTGATAAAAAACTATTCAGCTCTAACGGATCAGTTGTATTTGAAGTTGGTGCTACTAATTTAGCAAATACCAACGCTAGAATTAATTTACTTAACACTAATCTTACGGGAACTAATACAGCTCTCAGAACTTTGATTAGTGATCGCTTACAAGTCTCCAATGCCGCTGCAACATATGCGACTAAAACTAATCCTACAACTTCAGGATTATTGGCACATACTGGTCGCGCCACGATATCGACCAACCTTACTGTATCTGGTAACACTACGATTGCTGGATTAAAAGCGAACAACTCTCTAGGATCAGCTGATCAAGTTCTTAAAACTAATGGAACGACTGCATACTGGGGAACCGTAGCTGCTGTTTCCACATCACAGTATTTACAAGTTGCTAACGCTGTAGCAACGTATCAAACAAAAGCAGTAGAACGTGCTGCATTAGCGAATACTAATCTTAGAATTAATCTGATTAACACAAATCTGACAAGCACAAACACTGCTCTCAGAACTCTCATATCAGATAGACTTCAAGTTTCAAATGCTTCCACTCTTTATACAACTAAATCGAATCCAACAACTTCAGGATTATTAGCTCACACTGGTCGTGCAACGATTTCAACAAATCTCGCTGTGACTGGTAATACAACTATTGCTGGACTAAGAGCAAATAACACTTTAGGTACAGCAGGACAAGTTTTAAAAACAAATGGAACTACTGTATATTGGGATGTAGATAATTCTGGTGGCGGTGGGGGATTGGTTTCAACAACAACTGCCACCGTAAAAAATCTAACACAGAATGATGTAGTTGTAACTGGAGTTACAGCAGCTGTATCGACTAATTATTTACAAGTTGCTAATGCTGTAGCAACATATGCGACTAAAGTTAATCCTACAACTTCAGGATTATTAGCTCACACTGGTCGCGCTACTATATCAACTAATTTAGCTGTCACTGGTAATACCACGATTGCTGGATTAAGGGCAAATAATACCTTAGGAACTGCAGACCAAGTTTTAAAAACGAATGGAACTACTGTATATTGGGGAACAGCTGCAGGTGGTGGTGGTGGTTCAACAAGTCAGTATTAACAAGTAGCAAATGCTGTTTCAACATATGCAACTAAGCGTGCTGCAGTTGCGTATTCTTTAATTTTCGGAGGATAATACCGTGGCGGCTCCTAATATCATATCACTTACAAAAATAACCGGAAAAACTGCTGTTCAATCAGTAACTACGGTTGCGACTGATATTGTAACTAATTCTGCTGCAAGCGGTAAGGTTATGAAAGTCAATTCTTTAACGGTCGCGAATATTGATGGAACAAATGCCGCAGATATTACTGTTGATTTATATCGATCTGCTACCACATATAAAATTTCTTCAGCGATAACAGTTCCTGCAGGAACAACTTTAACTTTAATCACAAAAGATCTTCAAATTTATGTGGAGGAAGGTGATTCATTAAGATGCACAGCCAGCGCAAATGGTGATCTACAAGCAGTTTGCAGTTACGAGGAGCTGAGCTAAGACGAGCGTTTTTGATAATGGCGTTATAGTTGGGAGAAAACTAGATCTCAACGATATCGAAAATTATATAAATTCTTCAACCGGAACAGGGATTGAATATGTTGGTGGTGTTACTGGAACAATGTCACCATCTGCAACCGTTGGAACAACTGTATCTCTGACAGCTTTAACTGGAGGATCAGATGTTAGACCTTTAGAAAATGATTTAGTTTTATTGACATATGGTATAGCATCAACAACTTCTGTAGATCCTGGCGCTTTTACTTCTACGGGAACGGCGACGACCGATTCGTGGTGTGCGGCCACTTTAGCTCTTAAGCCAGCAGCAGGACAATCTATTTCATATGTTGGTGGGACCACAGCTCGAATTACGGGATCGACAGCTACAACCACCAACGTCAATCTTCCTGCAGGAACTACCACCGATGATTTAGTTATAGTTTCTTACAGTATTGGATCTACCGTTAGCAGAACTGCTCAATTCAGCATTTCTACATATACGGCAACTGCTTCATTAACGGCAGCTGATACATATGTTTCAAATTTGGGCGTTTTCTATAAAAAAATGGGAGCGACTCCAGATACAACTGTTACGATACCTGCAACGGGTGCTACTTCCGATGCTGGTTCAGTTGCGATTCAAGTATTCAGAGGAGTAGACACTACTAATCCTTTAGACAATACCACAACTACAGCGACAGGCACTAATGGACGTCGACCCAATCCTCCATTGATTTATGTATATACGCAGGGCTCTTGGATCATAGCTTGTGGATCTGGTGCACATCCCGCAGGACAAAGTGAAACATTTACTGCTGGAACTGGATATACAACTAATTTTCAAACAATAGCTACAGATAATACAAATGATGCGACTGTTGGTATGGGATATCGTTCCACATCCGTAAATATGCTCACGGATAATTTTGGAGCGGCCGCTTCTCCAGAACCAACTGGTTATACTCAAATTGCTAAAACGTATGCGATTGGAAGTTCTTCAGTTGCGATAGGTGTAGCACAAACTGTAATGTATAAGAAGATGACTTCGACACCAGATACAAGCATATCGTTGCCACCCACTAATGCTACGATAGGTGCCGGAGCATACGCAGTTCAAGTGTGGAGAAACGTTGATACTACAACTCCGATGGATGTTACTGACGTTTCATTTACTCAGTCGGGGGGATCGAGTAATGGTGACACAACTTCTACAACGGGATCTAGACAACCAAATCCACCATCAATTACACCAGTGACTTCTGGAGCAGTTGTAGTTGCAATGGGCGCTGCAGCAACTCAAACCAGCACTACATTCACAAATACTGGTTTGACTAATTTCTTAACTTCATACGGTGATTCCACATACGATTGTATCATAGGTATGTATAGCGCAGCATGGACGAGTGGTGCATACGATCCAACAGCATTTAGAGTAGCATCGGATAGCGTTAATGCTGCTGCGAGTTCTGTTACAGTTGCGCTTCGTCCAGCAACGATAACAACTACTACAACAGCAAACAAAACATACTCTGGTTTGTGGAATAATAGAGCAAAATTTTTATCTAAAGCTCAAGAATCTGAAGTTGCTAAAATTGTAGGATATTCAACTGCATATGTAACTGCAACGGCAACCAGTGTAAATATTGTTCTCCCAACCGATATTAAGAGAAATGATTTAATTTTAATTTTTGCGGGAAACGGATCCGATGCTGCTGCTACAATTCAATTCGATAACACAACATATAAACCAACGAATTTCACACTAATAAAATACGATGGTAGTTCAACAACTGCACATTGTGCAGCGTTTTATAAAGTTGCGAGTGGAACAGAAGGCGGAACGACGATTAATGTTCCCGCTCAAACATCTGATCCAGGACTTTGCGCAGCCGCATTCGTAATTAGAGGAGCATTAGCCAGCAGTCCGATAGGAAATATTGGGACAACACTTTCAGTCGATGCTGTGACAACAGCCACAATGCCAGGTATAGAAACATCAAGAAATCATAGTATTGTATTTTGTATAGCATGGACAGATGGATCTGATACACTACCGATTCAACTTACAAGTCCAAGTTCTTTATGGTTAAATAGAAATTCGATATTTGTTGCAGCCGGAGGTACTACTGGTGCTGCTGGAATCATAGCATGGAAGTTTATAAATTCAAGTGGAGCTTCTTCTGAATCAGCTACTCTCACGTATCAAGTTTCGGACGGTGTGAATGGATTTCAGTTCGAAGTTAAAAGCGTTTATTAGGAAACATAAAATATGTTATACAGTTATAAAAATGATACGCCAGATGTTCTTCCAGAAAGAATCGTTTTGTCTGACGGTTCTACTAGAACTGATAAAACGAGTTTTACTGAACAAGATCTCGCTGATGCTGGTTATGTTTTAGCTCCAGATTATCCTTCAATTGAAAAACATCAGAAGTGTGAATGGAATGGAACTAACTGGATTGTAAGGGATAAAAATGAAGCTGAAAAACAGCAGGAGTGGAGAGATATAAGAGAAATCTGTCTGACAATCCTTAAAGATACGGATTTTAAAGTATTAAAAGCATATGAAGCGGGAACGACAGTTGATTCTAGATTGGTTGAATATAGACAAGCGATTAGAAATTTATATAACAATGTTGATAATATTGATCCATGGAATGCTAACTTTCCATTAAAACCACAATTAGATTGACTTTAATATTTTAATCTTATAAATAGAATGTATTTAGAATTGGAGAAATAAATGTCTGATAATATCATAGCGGCAATTGATGCAATTAGTGATGATCGTCCAAATGATTTTAAAAACGCTATTTCAAATGAATTAATTTCTCGTTTGAATGACAGAATAGATTTGCAAAGAATGGAAGTTGCTGGAAAACTATTTGGAGTTACGCCGGAGGAAACATCCGATGAAAATCAAGACGTTTAAAGAACTGCGCGAAGCAGCAGTCAAAGTAAAAGCTGTAAAATTTGAACTTGTCACAAAAGATCACGAATCGGATGAGTTAAAAGCCAGAACTGATGGCGAACAAAACTTCATTGACTCACATGGGCTTGAAAAAGTAGTTCATCCAGTCGCCCCTGAAGATCAGTTTACTTCAAATAAGAAACAAGCATCACATACAGCAGCAGGTGAAAGTCCAGTAATGCAAGGATCTTCACAAACTAAAGACAAACAAAAAACAGTTTCAAAAGCGAAAGCTGATGATACTAGCAATCAAGAAAAACTACAAAAGATTCGCGTTAAAGAAGAAGCTGAAATCATTGAGATGAATGAAGATGTTATTTCAAGTTTAAAAAATTTAGCATCAGGAAATAAATCAGGAACAATCAAATTTAGAAATGGTGAAACTGGATCAGTAAACTCTTCAGCGGCGAACAAAATCGTTTCAGTTTACAATAAACTTACACCAGAAAACGCAAAAAAGATGAAAGAACAGATGAATAAAGATGTTGTTGGATTTATGAAGGTTATGCGTTTCGCTGATAAGAACGTTTAAGGGTGCCATATGCCACAAAATGTAATTACGAATAAAAATGCAAAAGGTGGATGGATCACCATCAACGTTGGTTCTGGTGGAGCTTTTTATTTAAACAATTCAGACACCACTAAAGGTGCTAATGCTGCTGGAGAAACAGTTCAAGCATTAAACATAATTTCAGTTGCAGTCAGCTGTGGTAATGGAGCATTCTATACAATCAAACGAGGAGCAAATACAGTTCTCGTTATCGGTGGTGATAATGAAATGGATTTCGCTGATGGTCGATTAATCGACAACGTGGGTGGAGAACCTCAAGCTAACGTAGTTGTTACGAAAACTGGAACAGGACCAACCACTTGCATAATTAAAATGCACAAACGTTCAGCAATTGCTGGCGGATCACAATACTAAGGATCAATCATGAAGCTGATCTGCGAAGTCAACGAAGATATTCAAATTATTTCTGAAGCAAATGAAAATGGTAAAAATAGTTACTATATTCAAGGCATTTTCATGCAAGGAAATAAAGAAAACAAAAATAAAAGAGCATATAGAACTGAAACGCTAATGCGAGAAGTTGACCGCTACAATCGCGATTATATTAAACAAAATCGTGCATATGGTGAATTGGGTCATCCACCTGGTCCGACAATTAATCTCGAACGTGTTTCACACATGATCAAAGAACTCCATCAGGATGGAGATAATTTTATTGGTAAAGCCAAGATCATGGATACGCCATACGGCAATATCGTTTCTAATCTAATGAGTGAAGGCGCCCGACTTGGCGTATCCTCACGTGGATTAGGATCGTTGAAACAAAAGAATGGTGTTATGGAAGTTCAAGACGACTTCTATCTTGCAACACCAGCAGATATTGTTGCAGATCCTTCTGCTCCAGATGCATTCGTGCATGGAATTATGGAAGGAAAGGAATGGATTTGGGATAATGGCGTTATTAAAGAAAATGAAATATCAGCAATGAAAGATGAGATCGAGCAAGCCGCTTCACGTAGAATTACGGAAGAGACTGCTATCAAAGTCTTTGACAAGTTTATGAAGAAGCTGTCCCGAGGCTAAGCCAAGATAGTTTTATAAATAAACGCATACGATTTCTAAATTCCACGTGAGGAGAAAATCAATGAGTATTCAAGAACAAAACATTGATGAAGCTAAAAAGGCTTCTTTTGGTGTCAATGCCGAAGTTCCTGATGCAACTGGAGTATCTGCACCTATGCCAACAGGCAGTAAAGATCAGGGTGATAAGAGCTCTCCAATGCAAGGTTCTTCAGCAGGTCTTAAGACCAAAGTTGGTATGATTAATGCGATGGCACAAAAAATGGGTAAGATGAACAAATCTGATGTCACCGCTGCTTATGAAGCAATGATGACTAAGAAGAAAAAGGCTGTAACGGAAGAAGAAGAAGTTGAAGGCGAAGAAATTGTCGCTGAGGAAGAAGTTACAGTTATAAGCAAAACTATTTCCCGTGATGATATTGACGTTCAAGAAGACGTTAAAGCAATCTTCCAGGGTTCAGAACTCTCTGAAGAATTCCAAGCTAAAGCCGCTGAAATTTTTGAAACAGCAGTTGTTTCGATTGTAAATGAAAAACTTGCTCAAATCGCAGAACAAGCTGAAGCTGAACATATTTCTGAAATGAAAGCCATTGAAGAAACAATGGTTTCAAAAGTCGACGAATATCTCGACTATGTTGTTGAACAATTCATGGAAGAAAATAAACTAGCAATCGAATCTGGTCTACGTTCAGAAATTACTGAAAACTTCTTATCAGGTCTGCGCGATCTGTTCGTCGAGCACTATATCGACATTCCTGAAGAAAAAGTTGATGTTGTTGAAGAACTAGCAGCTAGAGTCGAAGAGTTAGAGGCTTCGGTTAACGAAGAACTGCAAAAAAATATCGATATGAAAAAGAGAGTTGAAGACTTTGAACGTGAAATTGCGTTTGTTGAAGTTGCAGAAGGACTAACCGAAACTGAAACAGCAAAGCTGGAGTCATTAGCAGAAGCTGTTGATTTTGATTCAGCAGAAGGTTATAAACATAAACTTCAAACAATCCGTGAAAGTTATTTCAATAACAAACAAGAACTTGTTGAGAGCGTAAAAACTCTTGACGATGAACCAGTAGAAGATGTCAACGAAGACACAGCTACAGGTGATATGAAAGTTTACTCTGATGCGATTTCTCGCACGATCAAGAAGTAATAATTTATAAATAGCCATTGATTAGAAATAAAATTTCCGAAAGGAGAAGGAGAAAAATATGAGTTCAGAAAATCTTATTAAAAAGTGGCAACCAGTTCTTGATCATGCAGATCTGCCATCGATCAAGGATTCACATCGTCGTTCAGTAGTTGCTACACTCTTGGAAAACCAAGAGCGTGCTTCTCGTGAAGACCGCATGGGTTCCGGTGGATATCAGGGTCCGGCTCTCCTGGGTGAAGCTGCTCCCGTCAACGCCATGGGCGCCTCTTCTTCGTCCGCCGGTGCCGGTAACGTGGACATCTTCGATCCAGTATTGATTTCACTGGTTCGTCGTTCCATGCACAACCTGATCGCCTACGATGTCTGCGGCGTTCAGCCCATGACTGGACCCACCGGGCTCATCTTTGCGATGCGCTCGCGGTTCAGCACCCAGGGTGGAACTGAAGCTCTCTTCAACGAAGCCGACACGACCTTCTCACGCGCTGCTGCTGGTAACACTGCTTCGCGCTTGGTGGTTGCCAACAATGCAACTGGTCGCATCCAACAATCGAGCGACCCAACCACCCGTTCGACTGGCGGTGGTACCTCTGCTGCCAGCGGAACCTACACCGTCTCGACTGGTGTGAGCACTGCCGACATGGAAGCTCGTGGCGATGGTGCCGCCAACGCTTTCCAAGAAATGGCGTTCTCGATCGAGAAAGTTGCCGTGACTGCTGTGTCTCGCGCCCTGAAAGCCGAGTACACCATGGAACTCGCTCAAGACTTGAAAGCGGTTCATGGCCTCGACGCCGAAACCGAACTGGCGAACATCCTGTCTGCCGAAATCCTCGCGGAAATCAACCGGGAAGTGGTTCGTACCATTAACTTCTCGGCGACAGCTGGTGCCACGGAAAACGTGACGACTTCGGGAACCTTCAATCTCGACGTTGACGCGAACGGACGCTGGATGGTCGAAAAGTTCAAGGGTCTCTTGTTCCAAATCGAGCGCGATGCGAACCAAATTGCCAAAGCGACCCGTCGGGGCAAGGGTAACGTCCTGCTCTGCGGTTCGGACGTCGCTTCCGCGCTGCAGATGGCTGGCGTTCTCGACTATACTCCTGCTCTGGCCAACAACCTCAATGTTGACGACACGGGCAACACCTTCGCTGGCGTGCTCAACGGACGCATCAAGGTTTACATCGATCCCTACTTCTCTTCGTCCGCTGGTCAACAATACTACACCATCGGGTACAAGGGTTCTTCGGCGTTCGACGCGGGTCTCTTCTACTGCCCCTACGTTCCGCTGCAAATGGTTCGTGCGGTTGGTCAAGACACCTTCCAACCCAAGATCGGCTTCAAAACTCGCTACGGAATTGTTGCCAATCCCTTCGCCACCACCGCTGCCGATGGAACCATCGGTGGCGCTGGAACCTCCAAGCAAAACCTCTACTACCGCTTCGTGCGCGTCGCGAATCTTATGTAAGCGCGCGAACGCTTTAGATACGAAAAACTCCCAGGGGAAACTCTGGGAGTTTTTTTACCCAACGCCACTATATAATTTTTTGTATAAATATATTGAAGCCGCATAGAAGGAAATCTAAATGTTCGGAAACAATCCATTTCGTCAAGTTCTGATGGAAGATCTCAAAGTCGCAGACTTCACCAAGATTGCTCGTTTGGTTTCGGGCTATCTCAGACGAAGCCTTTCTGCGCGCGTTTTCTACTATCCGACTGTAGAAAATTTCATGGTCAATGGGCTTCATCTTTCGGGTATGAAATTTTTCGTGGGCGGAAAGGCTCTACGCCTGAACTGGAAGGTCAACTCGGTGCGGCAAAATGCAGCACTCCATTCCATGGATTACTGGGATGGAAAACGAATGCCTCAGCCAAATCCAAGCCACCACATCGACTTTGACACGAGCCAATCGGTCGTGCGCGTTCTTCCAATGATCCGGGATTTCCTGAAGCAATCGACAATCGCCATGGGGAAGAACCAGATCTTTTCGGATGACGAGGCTCGCCTTTCGGAAATCAGTGAAGGCATCACATCCGTCGAGGATGTGCGTGGGACTGTTCGAAACATGTTGATCGCCCTATCCCAGGGTGTATCAATCGGCGAACAAAGCCGCCAGGGTGGCAATAGGAAGTATGGGCCAAAGTGGGTTCAAGCACAAGATGCGGCGAAACGACTGTATCCACAGTTCTTCGTCAAGAGCGGCAAGAATCTTATCGTCGATCCATCCAATGTCGATAAGATGGATCCAGAAAAGATTTTGGCTGCCATTGTCGGAACTGGTGATGCCATTCCATTTTCGGTTTCTCCTGGCCGTAAGGAAACTGTCGAAGTCGGAGTTACCGAAGAAGAAGCCGATCGAATGTCCTATGAAGAACAATTGGAAGCTCTCAAGACAGGCATGAAGTTGCTGATGTCCAACGCGACCAATGCTCTCTTTCTCGGTGGACGTGGTGGAACAGGTAAGA